GAGAGATTATTTAAAGCGGGCCTTTCAAAAGCTGACGGTATTAACAACCGCAGCGAACACCAATCTGGTAACGCTCTCGACTTCTACGCCTATGTTGATGGTAAGGCATCATGGGATGAGGGGCACCTGGCATTGGTGGCCTGTGCATTTTATGAAGCGGCAGCACGACTTGGCTACCTAATCCAATGGGGCGGCCTTTGGAAGTCGTTTAAAGATATGCCTCATGTCACCTTCAAAGGAGAATACTAATGTGGGAAAAACTAATCAGTCCAGTAAGCCGGTTGCTTGAGAAGATTATCCCGGATAAGGACAAGGCTCTTGAAGCAAAGGTTCAGCTTGCAGAACTGGTAGCAAAGGGTGACGATGCTTGGCTTGATGTAATCAAAGGCGCGTTGAAATCACAGCAAGATCTCAACATGGTGGATGCCCAAAGTAACGACAAATTCAGGACCAGATGGCGACCTGCACTAGGGTGGATCTGTGTTGTTGGACTTGGATGGGAGATGGCGATCAGGCCGTTTGTTGTCACTGCGATTGATTATTTTATGGACGCACCCATCGTTATAACTTCATTAGATACTGAGCAGATTATCGGGTTAGTAAGTACCCTGCTTGGCATGAGCGCACTAAGGACTTTTGAAAAACTAAAAGGACAACAATAGCCATGCCGACCCCGCACACCGAGGATGACATGAGATTTTCTGATGCACGTTTGGCTGAACTAGAAAGGAAACTTTACGAGCATGACGCTCTGGAAGTCAAGTGGCGAGCGGAAGACTCTGCAAAGCAAGCTGATATTGACAAGCGGCTTGACAAGCTGTTTGAGGCTCAGAAGCAGAACACGACAGATATTAGCATGCTGATCAAGGAAACAGCTGTGGTAATCCAGTTATCCAAAGACATTCACGGGGCTGCTAGGATTGGCGCGGGTGTTCAGCGGTTCTTTTTCTGGATAATCAAGTGGGGTGCTGTCGGTGCGTTCCTTGGTGCTATGCTAAAGTGGTTCGCTGAAAACGTACTTGGCAAATCTTGGCCTTAGTGCTATACTTGTATCTCCCCTGAAGATCCTTTGCCCTCATCACGAGGGCTTTTTTTCGCCTGTACATTTTATAGCGCATTAAAGTGTACGAAACGTACAGTTTGCGGCGGCAATCGCCGCAGGATTGGACTTAATCATCCGCGATACTTACTGATGCCCGGTAGTGTGATGGCTTCACCTGGTCGGATTCTAATCTTGTAATTTCTCCTCCCTTCTTGATGAACTCCTCGGTCTGTTTCGCAATATCTTCGCTTGTCATACTTCACCTCTTCTGGTTCGCAGCACTGGATTGTGCCACCGTGTTCTAAAAAGTATTCGGTGTCTTTTTCCAACATCTTAGAGCAGCACCGCTTCTCTTCTGTGATCCCCGGTGGGGGATCTTCAAAGTCTATTTCACCCATTCTTCAACGTCCTCAAATATCCGTTCACCAAGATACTCAAGCAGGTCAAAGCCATCAGCTAAGTATTCATCCCAGAAGTCATCAGGCCACTGCTCGCCACCAACGTCTAGGCCAACTATTTCATATTCAGCCTCTAGTGGTTCGGCAGGATAGCAATTCTCAGGTAGTCCAGAAGTATAGCCAGGCGTTCCACCTGTTAGCGAAGTCACTTGGACTGTCACGATCATGGCGTTAAGGTCGTACTCGAATTTTGGTAGGCTCATTTTTGTTTCCCCTTGTTGTTTTGTTTTTATTCAATATACGCCTTAATTGTAGATGTGCAACAATTATTTCAAAACCATTTCAGGCGTGATGGCACTTTCTTCCCCTTTTTTACTCCAATCATTGACGGCTTCCATTGCACCTTCCCAACCCAACGCTATGCAAGCAAAGGCACCCATATTTTGGCAAGCCAAAAGGTAGTCGGTCTGCTCGATCTCAAGCCTGCTTTTCGTGTGGTCCTTTCGCTTCAACTCACAGACGAAGGCCGGAGATCCAGGGATAATGATGTCGCTCGCTCCCTTGGTCATGCCTTCGGCCTTCTGCCGTGCAACCTGTCCCCAACTGCGCTTGCCCTCGTTTCGTGGGTGTACAGCTATTGCCCCAAGTTCGGGCCGTAGCTGCCGAAGCACGTTAAAGAAGGTGACCTGCTCGGAAGTCTCAGACGGGCACTTGGAGTCACGAAACTCTTTGCTCCCGAATACTTTAATCGATGGTGGGAATTTCATCCTCTGGCTCTCCGTGAGAAAATACTGTGAAAAATCCTGACCGGTCTTTCTTGACTGTAATCGTTCTTGGCATTCTGCCTTCCCTGATGTTGGCTATAAAATCACCAGGTGTTTCAGCCACTTTACCAAAAACTTCCATGCAGAGCGAGTGCCACAGTGGGCGCTTACTCGGCAGATACCACACTGAAAATGTGCGGTACTCTGTGGTGTAGTCAATCCTCAAAGTCCTATTGCCTGCGTTCGATGTCCACTCGCGGCACATCCAAGCTAACACACGGTCTGTGCTTTTGGCTGCAGGGTCCTTCTTTAGTTTCTGAAAATCGATCCGCAGCTTTTCGTTCGGGTCGACAATCTCGCACTTGCACGACTCGCATCTGCGTGCCGCGATGTCGTTCTCTGCGCCACACTCTGGGCACTCTTTGCCGGTCCATCTGTAGTCGCACCGCTCATAGGTTCCTGCTACCAAGTTATGACCCATGCAGCGCCTGCCAAAATGCCCAGGCATTTCTAGCCGGTTGCCTGCGAGGTCACACCAATACCCTGCCGTATCGATCTGGTAGCCGTCTGGATTGGGGCGTGCGTTAAACTCGTTGGCTGTGTCGCACGATGGGCACTTTGCCACGAGCGTTTGGATCTCGACCTTCGGTTTGTACGCTTTAATCTCTGGCGAAAACACATCGCCATCTGGGCAGTGTCTCTCAAAGTTTTCAGCGTAGTCTAGTACCAAGCAGTCGCGCTTGCCTGGGTCAATACGCAGACCTCTGCCTATAACCTGCTGTAGCAGCCCTGCTGACTCGGTAGCGCGTAGGATAGCAATGACATCAACATGCGTGGCATCGAAGCCTGTGGTCAATACAGACACATTGACGAGGTATTTCAGGTTGCGTGCCTTAAAGCGCTTTAGGATCTCTTCGCGCTTTTTGGTTGGTGTCTTGCCTGTCACCAGTTCTGACAGCCCGCTTGGCAGAGAGGCCAACACTTCTTCAGCGTGGTGAATCGTTGCTGCGAAAATCATAACGCCCTTTCTTTGCAGCGACATCTCTACGATCTGCGCTACAATCTCAGCGGTCTTTCTGCCGTGACCTTCAAACGCCACTTCAATTTCACGGGCATCAAACTGTCCCATCTTGTTTAGATCCAAGTGCTGCGTTGAATAGCCTTCCCGGTGTTCGGTGATTGGTGCTGTGAGAAACCCCATTGCGATCAACTCTCTGGCGGTGATCTTGTACACCAGTTTTTTGAAGTATGGATTGACAGCTTTATTTTCTGGTAGCGGTTGGTTGTTCTGATCAAGCGCGTATATGTAGCCGGTGTTCATTCGGTACGGAGTCGCGGTCATGCCCACAACCCGGAGCCGTGGGTTTGCTGCACGCATTTTCTCAACGATGTTTTCTATCGTCTTGGTAATGCCGTGACACTCGTCAATAATTACCAACGTGACCTTGACAAATTTATCAATATGGTTGTTCACCGTAATTGGTGACCCGAAAATAACTGGGTGTTTCATGCACTTAGCGCCTGCACTTGCCGAAAAAATACTAGCCGGGTTGCCAGTAAGCAGATACTTTTCGCGGTTCTGTTCAACCAGTTCTTTAGACGGAGCAAGGCACAGCACACGACCATTGTGCTGCGACCACACCCAATCCGCAAGGTCTGCAATGATATGGCTTTTACCGGCCCCTGTAGCCGCTTCAACCACCAGTGCGTCAGTGCAGCGCGTGATGTGGCTCTTCACCACATCCGCTGCCTCCTGCTGATAAGGGCGAAGCATTACTTCACGGTCCAAGAGATGGAAGGCTCACCACGATATGGCTCAAGGTCTGCATCAGGTAGCAGATCCTTTACCACTTTCGCATAGGCGATGGAGCCTTGGCGCTCAGTAGGGTAAATTTTCAGGCCGTCACACTCAATTTTCTCACCATGAGCAAACTCGACCAACGCCTCTTTTGCTATTTCAAGTTCGTGCTTTGCCTGCTCGAAGTCAACCTTGGCTGCGCGATACCGGTCACTCAGTGTTAGATTCTGCAGCTTCGGTGGTGGGCCTACAGGATCCAAGTACATATCAGGGTCTTTCAACTCTTCAAGGTAGTCAGCGTAGAACGACTGAAGGTCGTCAAAATAGTCAGCGATCCATTGGGGATCCGAATCAACAATTTCCAACTGCTGCCCTGCCGGTGCCCACTGATAAAAGAAACACACAGTGCGCTCGGTGCAGAACATTTCAATTTGGATCTGCGCGTAATAGTGTCGCAAATCGTTATCGAAAATTGACTTAAATTCTGGCGGGTTTTTATTGCGCTGACCAAAGGGGCACTTTATCTCAAGTACAGCATCGTCACCGATCAGGCCGTCTGGTGAAGCAGCAAGCCAAGCGTGCAGTGGGTGTACCACCAGGCCCACCTCCTCAACTGCGAAGCCAGTTTCAAGCTTGAAAAACTCCAGTGCTTCTGCCTCGTTTCGGTTGCCGTATTCTGTAGCGATGTTGCCCATAAACTCGGAAGGGGCACCGCAAGTTGCGCGGATCATGTCGCGCATGACATCGCCAGAACCCTTGCTAAAAGGTGAGAACCCCAGGATTGCACCAACACGCGAGCCAGTGACCCGGCCTATTCGTGCAGTGAACCATTCTTGTGATAGTTGTTTCATTTTATTTAAACCTCAAAAGGAAACGCCCCAGAAGGGGCGTGTTATCAGAAGGGCACATCGCCTGTTGGCGCTGCCTGCTGCTGCTGTCCTGCCGCAGCTACTGCAGATACCCAGTTGCCTTTCTTGTCGTCAATCGACCAGACCTGGACCTTGATAAACATCGGGCGGTTCGCCAGAGCATTCATCAGATCATGGTCCTCTGGAGTAGTACCCAATCGCTGCAGTGCGCCTCCGGCATTGGTGTCAATCGCTGCAAGCATAGTCAGTGCGCGATCCTTTTTCTTTGGATCCATGTCTTCAACATGGATCTTGTGAAACACCTTGCGATTTTTGAACTCGCCACCAACCACTGCCCATCTCAGCTTGATGAAGGACACGCCTTCGTAGCTGTCCCACTTGGCCTCATCAATAACAGCCATAAGCTGAGAGTTGGCGGGGATCGGTTCGATCTCAACGTTGGAGTCGAAGTTACCAGTTGCCGAAATTTCTTTGTTGTCACTTGTGATAAAGAATCCCATTATTTTTCTCCTAAAGATTTAATGATTTTTTGAAAAGGGTTTACACCGGTAAGGAAAGGCAGGTCCTGCGAAATTCCATAACGGTTTTTAGAAACATTGCTAGGCGTTGGATAGGTAACCAACAGACGGTTTCCAGTTGTCGTTGCTTTCTTACGCTCACCATCACCCGACGTGAAGGTTTCAAGCTTTAAATAGCCAACTACATCTGAGTCATCGACATACGGTGCCATCGATTTTTTGGCAAGGCGTAGCGAATAACGGGTGTACGGATCCGAGTCTGGCAGTTCAATCGTCTCAGTGTCAGCATGTGCGATAAAGATAATCGTCATGGCCTTGCGCTGATTCAAAATACCGCATGCTTTTCTGACACGTTGGTGCAGTGTTGCCACCGCTGATAGCCCGGCACCATAGCCGCCAAGGGCTTGGTTGATAGACTTCGGCATCTTAGGGTCAGAATCGATAACAGTTTGCATAAACAGTCGTTCAAGTGCTGTGACTGAGTCGATCATCAGCGTCTTATACTGATGCTCTTCAGTGATCAACGCAGTTAACTGTTCCCACAATTGGTCTGACTTTTCGACTAACGGGAAAGCGTCAGGACGATCTGCTTCTGGTACTGACTGCAGGCCGTCTTCTGCTCTGATAACGATGACACCAGGGAATGTTGCGCCTAGTGAGGTTTTACCCAAACCTGCTTCACCGGTAATGGTGATGATGGGCTTTCTTTCTTCTGGCTTTGTGGCTGTTGTGAGTAAAGACATTTTGTGTCCTCCTTTTGTTTCTCTTCTTCAGCGTTGACAACTTTAGCGCGGCACTATACTATTGTCAAACATTATTTAAAGAAAATTAACTGGGAGAAAAAAATGTATACATTAGATGAAGTGCTTGAAGGATTGAAAATCGCAAACTTGAAAGCAGTGTCACGCGAAACAGGCATCAAATACTCTGCGATCTGGTACTTAAAAAAAACTAACGGCAAGAACGCGAAGTATGATACGGTCCAGGCAATTGGAGCAGTTCTGTTTGGGGGGAAGTAGGATGAATAAATACGACCCTGAAAACCCAAAGGCATCGCAGGGTGCGATGAAAGCACCGATGCACACGATTCCAACCATTGCAGCAATTCAGCTTGCTAATGTTATGGCGACAGGCGCACACAAATATGGCTACCACAACTTCCGTGGCAGCAGAGTAGACGCGCAAACCTATATAGGCGCTATGAACAGGCACTTCTTGAAGTGGCAGGATGGCGTGGACTTTGATGATGAAAGCGGCATGCACGAATTGGCGCACCTGATGGCTTGCTGCTCCATTATGATTGACGCGCATTTCACTGGCAATTTAATCGACAACCGATCCAAAACTGGGCTAGTAGAATCTTTATTAAAAGACTCAGCAGAAAAGTATAATAACTTCAGAGGGGAATAAGGGATGAAC